AGTGCTGAAGCACTTGGAGATAGTGCTAACAACGCTTTTGCTGAAATGGCTTTCTCAATAGAGAAAAGTACCGTTACTGCGAAGTCAAGAGCACTAAAGGCTGAGTACACAATGGAACTTGCACAAGACCTTAAAGCAATTCACGGTTTAGACGCTGAGTCTGAATTAGCGAATATTCTTTCTGCTGAAATCCTTGCTGAAATTAATAGAGAAGTTGTAAGAACTATCTATGTTAATTCAGAAAAAGGTGCTCAAACTGACACAACTGCTGCTGGTATCTTTGATTTAGATACTGACTCAAACGGTAGATGGTCTGTTGAAAGATTTAAAGGACTTATGTTCCAATTAGAAAGAGACGCTAACGCTATCGCACAAAGAACAAGAAGAGGAAAAGGTAATGTAATTATCTGTTCTTCTGATGTTGCTAGTGCATTACAAATGGCTGGTGTTTTAGACTATACACCTGCATTGAACAACAATTTATCTGTTGACGATACAGGAAACACTTTTGCTGGAGTATTAAACGGCAGATTTAAAGTGTACATTGACCCGTATAGTGCAAACCAAGCAAGCAAACAATTTTATGTTGTTGGTTATAAAGGTACTTCACCTTATGACGCTGGTATGTTCTACTGCCCTTATGTGCCATTACAAATGGTTAGAGCAGTTGGTCAGGACACTTTCCAACCGAAAATCGGTTTCAAAACTAGATACGGCTTACAAGCAAATCCTTTTGCTGAAGCTGGTTCTGGCGATGCAGCTGTTGTTAACGGTGCTGGTTCTGCGAACTCAAACAGATACTACAGAAAAGTACAAATCGTTAACCTTGCGTAATTGCAAATAACGATTGTATAGTAGACAATCTTACGAAAAAAGGCGATGTCAAAGTCGCCTTTTTTTTAGCCCAAATTATAATATTAGTATATTCAGATTTTATTATATACATCAAATACTTGACACGAAAACATCTTTATGTTATAAATAATATTAGAGTGATAAAAGACTTATCACTATGCAATTAATGACTAGTAATAGTCGGAGGATATTATGTTAAAACTCTTAACAAATATTCGTTATTTCATTGCACCAATATTAATCATCACAACTGCTTACGGTATCCACATAGGTGGTCTATTTGCGTGGACTGGTGTTGCATTATTAGGTCTTGGAATAATAATAGATACATTAATCACAAAACAAACTAAAGGTGCTGGGGTTGATGGGAATGGAGATACATTAGGTATTGCGTGGTTGCAAAACAGCGTTATGTATTTAATGTTACCTGTTTTCTTAATCCTACAATTAGTTGTTGCTTACAAAATCTTTAATGGAGTAAGTGGCGTAGAGTTAGTTGGTACAACATTATCTGCTGGTATCTTTTTAGGTATTGGTATTATATATGGACACGAACTATCGCACACAAAAGGTTGGTCTTTTGTAGTAAGTAGATGGATGATGGCGTTAAGTGGGTCAGCACATTTTTGCTATGCTCATTGTTATAATCATCATTTAGAACTTGCAAGTGAAGATGACCCAGCGACTGCACCTCGTGGTCGCACAATATACGGACATTATCTATTGTCTTATCTTGGTCAATCAAAGTTTCTTTTTGAAATGGAGAAAGCAAGATTAAGTAGAGTAGGTAAATCTTTTATCAGTTTTGATAACAGATGGATAAGAGGATATCTTATGTCTGTACCTATTGTAAGTTTATTCTTTTTAGCAGGTGGTTGGACAGGTATTGCTGTATTGGCAACAATGTGGGTTATCTCAAACTTTGAGTTAGAAGCATTGAACTACCTAGAACACTACGGTTTAATAAGAGTAAAAAATCAACCGATAGATTATCGCCATAACTGGGATAACTCAACATTATTTACAAGTTGGTTCTTTATAGAAATTGGTCGTCAAGCAGACCACCACGATAGAGGTGAAACACACTTCTGGGAACTTGATGATGTTGGTGCTCCTAATACTGGTGTCGGTTACTTTACACTTTTCACAATTGCGTTAATACCACCATTGTTTAATAAGTTTATGAAAAAACATTTAGACAAATGGGATAGAGATTATGCAAGTGATGAAGAGATTAAAATAGCAGAAAAACTAGTATAATTATGACCCCTAGTAATTCAGTTTGCTAGGGGTTTATTAGGTCTTATAAATAGTAGTATGACAAGTACAAACGCAATAACACGACAACCAACACAACTTGATTATGCGTCACCAACGCAATTTAAGTTTAATATCATAAAGCTTCCAAAGGTAGAATACTTTTGTACAGAAGTTAATATCCCAAGCCTACAAATGACCAATGCAACACAGGTAACTCCATTGAGAGATATACCTTTGCCTGGAACTAAACTTGACTTTGGAGATTTAGTACTTACATTTATGATAGACGAAAAGTTAGAAAACTATGAAGAGATATTTGGTTGGTTAAGAGGTCTAGGTTTTCCTGAAGACCATAGTGATTATGCAAATTTGTTATCTTCTGGAAGAGATAGATTTCCTACGCAAGGCAAAGATAGAGTAAATCCTAATGCTGGTAGAGAAGGAAGTGCTGCTCCTCAAGGAGGTATTTTGTCAGACGCCACACTAACAATATTAAGTGCAAAGAATAATCCGATTAAAGAAGTAAGATTTAAAGATATATTTCCTGTTTCATTAACCGGCGTAAGTTATAGTCAACAAGCGAGTGATGTTCAATACTTAACTAGTAGTGTTAGTTTTAAATATACGACTTATTCTTTTGCTGAACCAGGCAAAGACCCAAAAGTAAACTTCTCCTCGTAGAAGCTTGACAAATAACTAGATTTAGTATATAATTATACTTAAAACTAGAGGAAGATACTAGATTATGACATTAGAAGAATTACAAGAACTTTCAGATAAGAAATTAAAAATCAATGATACTGAGCTTGATATTGAAGCTCTTAAAACACCACAACTACATAATGAGTTTTTGAAACATTACAATAAGTTTAATCTTTTGCTTACTAAAACTGAAAGTGAGTTAAAGATTATAAAATTACATAAATGGGAATATTACACAGGGAAAGCGGACCCAGCAGTTTATCAAACTAAACCATTCAATTTAAAAATTCTAAAGCAAGATGTTGATAAGTACATTGAAGCAGATGAAGATTACATAAAGATAAAACAAAAAGTAGATTACTTAAAAACTATATGTGATTATCTGGATAAAACAATCAAACAAATATCAAATCGTGGATTCCTAATCAAGGATGCTATTGAATGGCGTAAGTTTACTTCTGGCGCTATTTAATAGATGGTAGAAAATCGTTATTTAATATTAGATAAGAAAGACGAAGTATATCTTTCAATAGAAGCCGAGAGCGATATTCGTAGAGAACTATCGGAGTTTTTTACATTTGAAGTTCCTGGTTATAAGTTTATGCCTCAATATAGAAATAGATATTGGGACGGAAAGATAAGACTTTTTAAGTATGCAAGTGGTGAGATTTACTATGGTCTCTTACCATATATCAGAAAGTTTTGTGAAGATAACAATATAAAAATTGTATCTAAAATAAAAGAGAAAGCAAAACCATTAGATAAATTAGAGTGTGCTAAATTTTGTAAAGCATTAAACATACCTAAAATTACTATTAGAGATTATCAATTCAATGCTTTCTATCACGCTATACAAGAAGATAGATGTTTATTATTATCGCCAACTGCTAGTGGTAAATCACTTATTGCGTATCTTATATTGAGATTTCAACTATTAAGAATTAAAGAAAAGAAAGCAAATAAGATATTGATTATTGTACCTACAACTTCATTAGTAGAACAATTGTATAAAGACTTTGGTGACTATGGTTATAATACTAAACACATACATAGAATATATCAAGGACACGACAAAGACACAACAAAGAAAGTAGTAATATCTACTTGGCAATCAATATATAAACTACCTAAAAAGTGGTTTGCACAATTTGGTTGTATACTTGGTGACGAAGCACATTTATTTAAATCCCAGTCCCTTACAAGTATAATGACAAAGATGACTAATTGTAAATATAGAATAGGTATGACTGGTACACTAGATGGTTCAAAGACACATAAACTAGTGCTAGAAGGTCTATTCGGTGCTGTAAATAGAGTTGCAAGTACAACCGACTTAATAGAGAAGAAACAACTAGCAGATTTTAAAATACATTGTTTAATACTTAAACACGGAAAGAATAGTAAGGACTTTTTAAAAGATAAGAACTACCAAGAAGAAATGGATTTCTTATGTGCTAGTAAAGCAAGAAACAAATACATTACGAACTTGACAAATGGTCTTCAAGGTAATACACTATTGTTATTTCAATTTGTAGAGAAACACGGTAAAGTATTACAAGAACTAATTGAAAAGAAAGTAGATGATGGTCGTAAAGTATTTTTTGTATACGGAGGAGTATCAGCAGATGATAGAGAAGAAATTAGAGCAATTACAGAAAAAAGTGATAACGCAATTATTGTGGCTTCGTACGGTACCTTTTCAACAGGTATCAACATACGAAACCTACATAATATTATTTTTTCTAGTCCTAGTAAGTCTAGGATAAGAAACTTACAATCTATTGGTCGTGGATTAAGACTAGGAGATAATAAGGTTAATGCGACACTATACGATATATCAGATGATGTGTCATATGGAGAAAAAGAGAATTATACTCTACAGCACTTTAGAGAAAGAATAAATATATACAACGAAGAAAACTTTGATTACGAGATACATAATGTGGAGTTAAAGGAGTAGTATGGACAAAAACAACGAAACTAAACCAGAAATTAAAATCGTAAAGATTATGAATGGCACAGATATTGTTTGCCATATACCTCAGGTAGCAAATCAACAACGAAATCCGTTGCTGACATTAGACAAACCATTAGAAATAAAATATGTACCACAGATTACTAATCTTGGTATTAAAGACTATATAGCGCTTGTGAAGTGGGCAGCATATACAAATGACCAATTGGTTACTATTCCTAAAGATAAGATATTAACTATTACAAATGCAAGTGCTGAAATGATTAAATCATATACACAAGTTATTAGCGACTACACAAACCACGACAAGGTTATGAGACGAGAAGAGAATCCGAGAACTGAAAGACTTATGGATAGAGAAGTAATGCGAGAAGCAGAATTAGAAGAGTATGACGAGATATTTGAGGCCTTTAATGACATTAAAAAGAAAAGTACAATTCATTAGACGCTACTCTATAGACTCTATTCTCTCCCAGCGACACGCTGATAATAACATAGGTTCCAGGATATGTCAAGCGCCTGTGCCAACAAAATTAAAAGTGTTAGGAGCTTGACTTATTTAACAACATATAGTATAGTGAGAACATAATGAAAACTAAAACAGATAAAAAAATTGAAACGGCCGAAGTGCCTGAAAAAAAGAAACGCATACGAACACCGGCGAAGAAGGAACACTATGTTAATAACAAAGAGTTTCTAGCTGCAATGGTAGAGTATAAAGAGAAATGTAATAAAGCAGAAGCAAGAAACAGAAAGCAACCTCCGGTTACTAATTACATTGGAGAATGTTTTTTAAAGATTGCAAACCACTTATCATATAGACCTAACTTTATCAATTATACTTTTAGAGACGATATGATTTCAGATGGTATTGAGAATTGTTTACAATATCTAGGTAACTTTAATCCAGAGAAGTCAAACAATCCATTTGCATACTTTACACAAATTATCTATTATGCCTTTGTAAGACGAATACAGAAAGAAAAGAAACAAACAACAATCAAACATAAGCTTATTATGGATGCAAACTATGACGATATGACTTTGCAACCAGGTGATGATAGAGACTTTAAAAATCAATTTACAGAATTCTTACAAAAGAACTTACCAAGCCAAGAACCAACAAGTGAACCTTACGAGGCAAAACCTAAAGGTGCAAAACTAAAAAGAACTAGAAAAGCAAAGATAAATTTAGAGAACTTTTAATTATGAAAATAGCGTTGTTGAACGACACTCACTTCGGTGCAAGAAGTGATAGTCCTGCATTTATTAAATATTTTAACCGGTTTTATGATGAGATATTTTTTCCATACTTGGAAGAGAATAACATCACAACCTTAATACATTTAGGCGATGTAGTAGACAGAAGAAAATTTATTAACTTTAATACTGCTCATAACTTTCAAAATAAGTTTTGGAAGAGACTATGGGATATGAAGATTGATACACATATTATACTAGGTAACCACGACACATACTATAAGAACACAAACTCTATTAATAGTATGCAACAACTAATTACAACTTTTGATGGTGTAAACGAACCATTTATATACGAGAAACCAAAGACGGTTGAGTTTGATGGTTTGCCTATTCTATTCATACCTTGGATATGTCCAGAGAATGAAGAAGAAAGTTTAAAGACAATATCAGAAAGTCAATCACAAATATGTATGGGTCACCTTGAAGTTAAAGGTTTTGAAATGCACAAAGGACACTTCCAAGAACACGGTTTAGAAATGGACTTGTTTAAAAGATTTGAGAAAGTATATTCTGGTCACTATCATAGAAAATCAGATAACGGTACTATCTTTTATCTAGGTACACAATACGAGATTACTTGGTCAGATTATCAATGTCCTAAAGGTTTTCATATCTTTGATACAGATACAAGAGAACTAACAAGAATTCCTAATCCTATCAATATGTTTAAGAAGATAATATATAATGATAAAACAAATTCATATAGTAATATGGACATAAGTGAATACGAAGATTGTTTTGTCAAAGTTATTGTAGAAGAAAAAACAGATGTCAACCAGTTTGGTGACTTTATTGATAGACTACATAATGATATACACACAAACGAAGTAAATGTTATTGAAGATAGTTATAATATCAATTCAACTGCTGATGTTAATATAGTGGACCAAGGAGAAGATACATTATCTTTCTTACAAAATTATATTAATAGTTTAGATACTGAATTAGATAAAAATAAGATGAATAGTATAGTGAAAGACTTATATAGTGAGGTGCAAGATAAGTGATAATATTTCATAACATAACCTGGAAGAACTTTCTTTCTACAGGTAATACACCAATCAGCGTAAACTTAAATGAATCACCTACGACATTAATCATAGGTACTAATGGTTCAGGTAAATCAACTTTACTTGACGCTTTATGCTTTGCATTGTTTAACAAACCTTTTAGAATTATTAAAAAAGACCAGATGGTTAATACAATCAACAATGCTGATACCGTTGTTGAAGTTTACTTTAGTATTGGTCCAAAGAAATACAAAATACGAAGAGGTATTAAACCTAACATATTTGAAATATACCAAGACGGCATTTTATTAAATCAGGATGCTTCTTCTATAGATTATCAAAAGTACCTTGAACAGAATATAATGAAACTTAATTACAGGTCATTTTGTCAAGTTGTAATTTTAGGTTCTTCTTCTTATGAACCATTTATGAAGATGAGAGCAAGTTATCGTAGGGATGTAATTGAAGAGATACTAGACATTAAAGTATTTGCAAGTATGAACTTATTGTTAAGAAGTAAACAACAAGACTTGACCAAAGACATTACCACAATGAGACATCAGGTAGATTTAATTGAAAACAAAGTTAATCTACAAGAGAAACATTACGAAGAATTACAAGGTAGAGATACAGACGCTATCACTAGAAAAAAAGAAGACATAGAGAAAGCACAACAAGGTAAAAGAGATTATATGGTTCGTATCAATAGTCTCAATAACGAAATTGAAACAAACAAATTAAAACTACAAAACAAAGAAACGACTAAAAGTAAGTTTCTTCAATTACAGAAACTAGAAAGTAAGATTGATACTAATTTAAAGACACACAAAAGAACATTAAAATTCTTTGAAGAGAATACTAATTGTCCTGTTTGTACACAAGAACTTGAACCTAGTTTCAAACAAGAGAAAATCAATGAAGAGAAGGCTGCTGTAGATAAACTTAATGAAGGTTATAAACAACTATTAACTGAAATTACTAATACAGAAGAGAAGATACTAAACCTTGATAAAGTATCAGAAACTATTAGAACTATAGAAACAAATGTTTCAAAACTTAATCATAGTGTTGATGAGATTAAAAGACATAGTGATAGAATACAAGATGAGATTGAACT